TTGGTACGGATACCAGTGGTAGTGCGGCTTTTGGTACGGGACAAGAGGTGGGGGACATGCCCCTCTGTCCCCCTCTGATGGATGGAGCGGTTGAGATTGAACTCACCCACGAAGAACGGGGACAACTCTAACTGTCCCTACCCCCTGTCCCCAAGCACATCCCTTGGTACGCCTAGGGTTTGAGCGATTGGGGACAGTTTTTACATCTATACGCGCGAGGCATGAACTGGACTGAAATCCTTAGGAAAGGCGGCGTTCCAGATTCGCCGGGCTACCAAGAGACAGTGGCCAGCTTTGTGGAGCGGCCATACAAAAAGCCCGTCCGCAAGGCCAAGCCTCCTAAGAGCAAGGCCAAGAAAAAAGCTAAATGACCTGCTACACTTTGCTCCGTCTACATTGCTACTCGATCAATTGAGCATGAGAAGAGTCTCTACATTCCTGCCAGAAGACCAAGTTAAACGGTTGGATTTTGAAGCTAAACAGGCTGGTAAACAGCGTTCAGAGTTGATTCGCGATCGGCTTCTTGCGAGGCAAGGTAACTTTCAAAGCTCAGGAACAATCACTACCTATGATTTTCACCAGACTGTTGCAAAAATTCGTCGCCGCCATCACTCTAACCTTGATCGGGTACAGACTGAAGTCCTTGTCGCAGCAGTCCTTGTCGAGTTCCAAAAGCTTACCCAACGTGACCAAAAAAACTAACTTCTACTTTGTGCATGTCACCGAAAGCGATGATCTCATGCCCTTAGCGATCACTCGCTATACGTCGTATGACGACAACGACAAAGTTATCAACGTAGAGCAGGTTATTTATGAAAATGACCTCTTCTACCTTGAGACAGAAGTTGCTATCGCTTTGCAACATGGTATTGACGTAAGTCTCATGACTTGCGAGCCTTTTTCCAATTTTCCAAGCATTGAAAAACTAATCGAGCAAGCTCATGGCTAACCTTTTCAGGATCTACAAGCAGTCCAACGCATGGGCTGTCGTTGAAGCCTCAAATCAGATAACGTTCCACCAAACCCTTCCTAGGGCGATGGATTATGCAGCAGCCCAAAACCGGAAGACAGCTGATTTTGGAGCGTCTAAACGAAGCCATCAGGATGGCAACGACTGCTGATCTACAGCGAGCTGCAATCTTCTTGGAAGGAGCCAAGCAAATTAGAGCTGGCTCTAAAAGACAACGCGCTTATTCGCGCCAAGAGCAGGCAACTTCCTGGAAAAAGAAAGTCGACAGCTCCATAACATGGTAACGTTGGTGTACTACAGGATCAAACATGAGTGGCACGCACGGTTATCGCGTTTACGTTCAAGTCTTACTCGAACCGTTTCGTGGCGAACTTTTTAGCAGGGAGGCCAAAGAAGCAGGCGTAAAGCCCTCCGCCTGGATGCGCCAAATAATCTACAACTACCTTCAGGAGAAATATCCCGATGAATACCCTGAAGCAGAAATCAAAGACGCTGCCAAATGGCAGGAAGCTGTCAAAGCTCGCGTCGAAGGCCGAGCTTTACAAAAAAGACTGAGGCCTAAGGCTGAGTAAATGCCCTACCGCAAGAAAAAACCTAGCTTCACTCCTGCTAAGGAGTTCAAGGTCACCAAGCTCAAACGCTCTGGGCCTAAGCCTGGCACCAATCTTGATTCCTATCTCTACGCCAGGACCAAGCGAGATCAAGAGTTCATGGACAACCCTAAAAACAAACTCAACGACATTTGCTAATCACAAAGGGGCACTATGCAGGCTGCAAGCGAAAGCCCAGCGAGGATTAGTCCCCTCGGTAACTGCTACGGGTAAGCCCCCTTCAATCACAAACACTCCGCACATCCAGCTCAGCCACACGTCCCACAGCCTGCTTCAGCAGCTTTGAATAATGCCAGTTCTGCCTAGTCAGAGCACTGCAAAGCTGTTGGAGCGTGTGCAAGTCATCCACGTTGCTGATGCTTCGGACTTGACGCTCCAGGTTCAGCTCCTCCTCAAGGGTTTGTTTGACAACCATCCAGTCCGCCCAGGCCATCAGCTTGCTCCAAAGATTGCAATATCTTGCGCTCCTCGGAGTAAGGAGCCCTTGCACGCATGTAATCATGTACCCCCTGCATTAGCCAGTCAGGCGGCCAGCAGTTGCTCCAGTTCACAGGTTGAATACAAGACATGACCACAGTGGTCCAAAATGCAACCAGATATGACCAAACCCAATACAGATTCATTGCACTGGCTCTGGATCTGGCGGAATATCCACCTCGACCTCTTCAATCCATTGGCGCAACGCCGCACCAGTGCTGGTGTACTTAGGCCACTTCACAGCCTTCAGCAGCTCTTCTCGCGACAGGCAGATGTAGCTCTTTTCAGGTTCCCAAACTAAATAGCTCGGTGGACCCTCACGAGGGTGGCGATAACGCACGATCAGCGCGTTTGATCTCTTGAACTCTTTTGAAACCGGCATTGGATCAGATTCTGTGTACCGTTGGTTTTCCCACCATCATTGGCGGGTCAGTCAGGCTTGCCAGGGGCACCCGGCCTGCTAATTAACTCATGGCGCGAGAACCATGCGTAGTGCCCCAATCATTCGTCATCCACAAGGATCACCCAGCCCGATCCAGGGCCTTCGACTTGCCAGCGTTGCTTGAACGTTCCACGCTGCAACCTGACGTTTTTGCCGCCATAACGATGTGGATGCCCACCACGCTCAATGTCTGGAGCGCCCATTGGGTCATGCAGCACCCACTGTGCATCTCCAGTTGATTCGGTTCCCTCAAAGCCAACAATTACGCTCCAATGACCGCACGATTGCGAGTCACACATAGGCGGTTCACCGCGAAGCATGTTGCCCTTATGCAGCCAACCGACAAGAACAGGGCGACCGCTGGCAATCTCTGCCTCAACTAACGCTCCATCAGCATCATTCCTGAACTCGGCGTTCAGACCAAGCTCTCTGAGTGTCCTCACTTGGGCTAAAACGTCGGTCGTGTCGCCAAATCTTTTCCGCACCTCGCCATACTCTTCGGCGCTGCCCACCTTGCCGTACATAATGGCCAGCATTGCTGCGGATGCGTCTAAACACCGCCGATAACCCTTGTACTGAAAATCAAGTTGATGAACATAAGGGACAACTGCTTTCTGAGCAATCCCACTAGCTTTCCACGCCTCAAACCACGCTGCATCCTCGGCTAACAATTCTTGTGGCAGAGCATCTTCCAGCTCTTTTACCGCTGCTGCTTGGTGGGGCGTTCCACGGAAATACTCGAAGAACGGCAAGAGTGCTAGCGCCATCAGGTTTCCAAGGCGAGGCGTCATCGGTTTAATCCTGCCGCGTCACAACCTTTCCTGCCATCAAGGAAACCTGTGTAATAAATCAAACCAGCGCTAGTCAGCATCACGCCAGATAGCACCGTCATCACTCCCAAAAACACTGTGAAGATGACGCGCTTGCGGATCACTTATTAATGGTCGGCGGGAACAGATTCTTCTCTAAGAAGGCCGCCACAGAATCATCCACCGTGTTGTCAGAGCGTTTTGCGTATGCCTTGATCAGATCTACAACCAACCGTTTCAAACTTTCAGACCGCAAAAACCGAAAAAGGATTGGCTTGAAGATCAAGAACATTTGAGTTCTCCAACTATTGAAAGTCTAGTTTCTGTTCGCGTGGCCCTCAAGTCTTGCCACTGACGCCTCAAGTTCAGCAAGCCTCGCGAAAACCTCTTGATTGACGCTTCTGATGTCTGTATGCAGCACATCGAGCTGGCGACTGAGGTTATCTACAGCAACGGTCAAGCGCACGAGTGAGTCTCTGCCCTGCTGGTTCTGTTGCTTGAGCCCTGTGATGCCAAGCCCTGCCACGGTGATTGACGCACCAGCTGCAGCAGCCCAAACTTCTACCATGCTTCGACCTCAGCACTGATTACATCATGACAGAACCGCAAGAAAGTCAAGACAACCAAGAAAAAGAGGGCATCGCAATTGCAGATCTTGTCAAATGCGCTGTGCTCATATGGAGCGCCACATTGCTGACGGTTTCATACCTGGGCTTTTTCCCTCAAATGAAAATGGACAACACCTTTGTGGCTAGCTTGCTCACAGGGGCCATGGCATCGTTTGGTATTGAGCGTAAAGCTGCAAACCAACAGAAAAAACAGCCGCCTAAGATTGACTCAAAGGAGCCACTAAAATGAAGCGCTTTCTGCCTTTGATCACCTTGCTGGCTTTTAATCCAGCAGCTCACGCTGATCTGACTCACAAAATTCAGAGTTCAGTACAGCTCCAAGTTGGAGGGGCAATGACCACCGCCGACAGACTTGGCAGCACATTCAGCATTTCAGGCTCAGGCGTAGACACTACTGACGGAACGACTGCGAACACTATTTCCGCTGGCGCTATTACTAGTGGCATTTACAGTCCTGGCGTTATCTCTGTAACGCAAGACACACCTGGCAATGCTTTCAGCTTTAGCCAGTCATATACGCAGGGTGATGCCGTTCCAACCTCGGCAATCACAACAGGAGACACCCCAAATTTTGGCAGTCTTCAGTCCACAACTGCAGGGACTGCAGGGAGTCTTGCCGGAACCATTACGCCAGCAGGTGCCATGACCGTCACAGCTGGTGGCGGCAATACTTTGGCAATCGGCCAATTTGTGACTGAACTCAGTATTGATTGATGCGCCCTCTGCTTTTGCTGTTGTGCGGACTGATAGGCGAAGCGCTTGTTTTTGCCGAGCCAGCGCAATCCGCTCCAGTCGTTCCTAACTTCACCACTGGCTCTATGACGAGCCACACTGAAACCACAAGTAAGGTCACTGAAACAATTGTCAGCGAGTCATATGGCACTGGCTGGGAATACTCGGTCAGTGGCACTAACATTGAACCCGTCGATGGGGCCAGCCTGACGCCAGGCACAACAACAGTAAATGGATGGTCAGCCCTCAACGTAGACAACAAGCCAAGCTGGAACATCGCAGACCCTGGCGCGGCGTTTCAATTTGTCGAGACCTATTCCGGTCCAGGGCTGAGCAACACAACCACAATTCAGCGCGTCACCGAAATCGATCAAATCACAGACACTATCTCTACCTTCTCGCAGTAGTTCTAGCGTCACCAGCTAACGCCGAAACTATCGGCGGTGTCTCTGCAACTGCCGCACCAACAGCAACCAGCTCTGGCAGTGTCACGAACCAAGCGGTGATGATTGCGCCATCACAGGCTTTTACTAATTCCTACGGCAGCGGTGTTCAATGCCAAGGCCCAACCCTCACCATCACTCCTTATGTCAACAGGACTAAAAGCTGGCAAAATCCGTTCGTGGGTCACTTTCTTGATCCCGTATACGATATTTCTGACCTTGATGATGACGGGTTACTCGACAATCCAGGATCAATCCTCTACTACATGCAAAAAAGGACAGGTCAAAAAGATACTCACAACTGGTCAGGTGGTTTGTCAGTACAAGCAACAATCCCCCTAGATGGCGGGCTTCAAGCAAAATGCAAACAAATGGTTGATGCGAATATCCGTATGCAGCAACAGATTGTAGAGACAAAGCGTCTTGAATACGAAATTGCAAGACTTAAAAACTGCGGTGATCTAAAGCTAAAAGGCATTGAATTTCATCCTAAATCACCTTATTTTGCTGTTTGCGCTGACGTAATAATTAAACCGAAGCCAGGGCAAGTGCTGCCTCACAAGCACGCTATTTCCGCGACAACCGCTGCGCCTGTCTCCTCTCAAAAACGCTGACAGGTTTAGCCTTACGTCCCAGCAAAGCCTGAATCTTCTTTGCAATCTTTTTTACAGCTGGCTTCACTGCTTTAAGCAGCAGCGGTGTCGCTAAGCCAGCAGTCACACCAACAGCAGCGGTAACCCCCACCGTTGTGACCTGCGGCAATGACGGAATTGCTGCTAAAACTTGCTCAGGCAACTTGATCTCTTCATACAGGACGACGCATTTACCGTCTTGTATCTCGTAGCCCGCAATTCTTTTTGAACCATTTTGGACAAGCGTTCCAACCTCCTTCGCCCGCAGGGGTGGGCATCTTGGGTCTACATCAACAGCTTTAGTCTGCGGAAGTTGCGGCGGAGCTGCAGGTGGCGGTGGTGGTGCTTCAGGACTCGAAGGTTTGGGTAAAACAGCCTTTGGATCTTCAACCAATCGCTTTGGCCTGTAATCCATCGGGTCAAACGTTGGCATGTCCACAACTGGCAAGCCAATGTTGACCGTTACTGGCGGGGCTTTTGGAACGGATAAAACTGGAGCCTCCACCCAAACCCTGCCAACACCAATTGTCGGAATTTCAGGCACTAAAAAGGCAGAGCAGGGCCAGTCGTGCCGGGCATCAGCTCTTTCACCTGACTAGGCATTGCCTCAGTCACAGAATCGCTCAAAGCACTGTGCATTTTTTCGATCATCAATGCCTGGATCTTGCCGAGGTTTTCCTCGACAATGGCTGGCCCACGCACCACAGCAACCAGAACAAGAGCAGTGTTAGCAGCAGCAAGAGCAAAACCGCCCACCGCTAATACGTTGATGTACTTCTGCATGTTTTACTCCAAGAAAAAACCTCCCGGCTTGGTGTGAGGATTTAATCCCACCGGGAGGCTGCGGGTGTGTTCAGGTCCGCTTTAGCAGGTTAATCAGAAAAGGAACTTGACGCCAGCCTTGCCGCCGTAGCTGTTGTTGTCGTCACCAGTGATTCCTGAGATCTCTCCATAAACAGAAAGCTTCTCAGAAGCAGCAACAGCGCCGCCAATTTTGCCGGAAAATTCAACTTCACTGTCAGCCCCATCCGGCTGAACCAGTGCAGGGCCCGCTTGGATGTAATAGCTGTAAGGGCCATCGCCACCCTCAAAGCCGACGTGGATGTCAGTGACACTGCCTGAATAGTCGTTGCCGCTCCAACCAGCGTTGGCCTCAATGTTGGCAAATGGGCCTGCGACTGCAGAGAGGGGAGCCAAGGCAAGAGCGCCAGCGGCTGCACCAAAAACAATGCGCTTGATCATTAGATTGTTGATTAGCGTTTTTCGTGCCCACCTTACAGGCTTTAGGCAAAACTGCCGATGGGTCGTCAGCCATTCCGTTTAGTGGTTACCGACCCAAATCGCATATTTAATGTGCAAGCCGGTGTATAAGCCGTGCATTGGATGATCAGGATTATCCCGACCATCATGCTCGTACAAAGCGTCAATCCACCGCACACGATTACGCATTGCGATGACATCCTGCGCCCCTGGCTTACAAGGGATCATTGGGTCAGGGCGCTCCATCAACCCCAAGGCATTCCGGTGGCTTTTGTTGGGGTCTTTTGCTCGTCAAGCTGCGCTTGCAAAGCTGCTTCGACTTCTGCAACTTTGTCAGCACCGCCGATGGCTTCTTTCACCCAGCCAATGACAACATCTTTAGTCAGATCCGCATAAGGGATCAAGGTCTCAGGACGCTCGAAGCCGATGCTGCCATAAGCGCTGGCATTGTAGGTCCCGTCTGTTGAGATAACAGTCCAATGAGCGTTGTAGACATAGCCGTCAGCAGTCTCCCGCTCCAGCTGTGCAATATCCCAAGTGGTTGTCGTAGCCATGAGTTAAAAAGTGTTGTGGGCAGTGTAAACGCGAAAGCCCCGCTTGAAAACAGGGCGGATTGCCGTCAGCCAGCCTCAAGCGCTGCAACCTTCGCTTCTAAGGTTTCAATTTTTGCAATTGCTTCTTGCAACGCAGCAGTTAGCAGTGGCACAAGTTTGGATTGATCAATCTGTTGCATGACGGCGTTGCCTTTATCGTCGACTTCGTTGTGCGTTCCACTAACTGCCTGTGGGACAACAGCTTGCGCTTCATGGGCAATAAAACCATCAACAGTTTTTTCAGGACTAGCAATAAAGTTAAAACGCTTAGGAGATAACTGCTTGAGGCGCGTAATTCCGTCGTCAAGGCTGACAACGTTTTCCTTCAGACGATAATCAGATGAAGTGTTAAATGCAGTTGCACTACCTGTGACCGAAATGCTGCCTACTTCCGTACCAGACGCATGAAATCTTGCAACTTGAGTGTTAGCGTTAGCGTTTAAGAATAACGAGGGTCCATTAGACCTCGAAAGGTGCAAAGCGCTGCCAACTGTAGATCCAAGACTTTCAAAAGAAGCACCAACTGAAATGTTTCCAGTGCCTGGTGTCGTTGAAGCTGACTGATGAATTAGTAAATTGCCCGAGCTGTCGATTCGCATCCGCTCAGAATCATTAGTTCCAAAAACATAACTTCCACTCGCGACGTTGTAGCTAAAAACATCTGTGCCATCTGTAGAATGATAGGCTTTTCTTGTTCCACCTACATCTAAATTTATCAACGCACTTGACGCACCGTTGATTTCAAGAATTTGCCTTCCTGAGGAGGTTGCAGTGAACGAACTCGTGCCGAGACCGACGTTGCCCGAGCTGTCGATAACTATCCGAGTTGATTGTGCAGTCGCAAATGACATTGATTGCGAATTTTGGCTATAAAGAATCTGACCGTCGTATTCAGCTGCACCGCTAGTTGCGTCAGAGAAATAGATTGCACCACCCTGTGTTGTTCCGCTCCTTAAAGTAATTCCGGTATAACCAGAACTTGCCTCCAGGGTTAGATCATCAGCGTCCGGATGGCCTTCAGTTGTCGCTCCAACTAACAGCCTGCCCGAAAATGTTGCGTTACCCGAGGCATCAATGTTTGTAGTAACCCCTGTACCATTTAGGTAACCCTGGAACACATAGTTGAGGTTTTCGCTACTTGCACGTGCTGAAATAAGACCGCCTGCGCTAAAGGCACTAATTCCGCCAGTTGCATCTGCATATCCACCTCCGAGATTCAGAGTCCCGAAGAGATCCATGCGGCCATCGGCAAAGATGGTTGACGTTGCAAGGCTTGAGTTGATGCTTGAGTTATATGCTTGCCAAACAGGACCGTTTACAAAATACTGATTAGCAGTAATTGTTCCAGCCGTGCTGCCGCCGCTATATCCGACAATTGCTCTGTTGTTTAGGTTGGAGCTACCAGCATTGAATCGTTCAGTGGCAGTGATTTCTCCAGAGTTGCTGATAGTCAGGCGATCAGTATTGCTTGTTTTAAGTGCAAAGTTATGGGACGTAGATGTACCAAGGCTCATCCTAATAGGGGAGGAATCGTGATACTGGATATCTGCGGCAACCGCTCCACCACTTCGTCGCCAATGCGTAAGAACTACGCTTCCAGACCCGGCATAGCTACCTTCAATCCGCTGAACTTCATCGCCAGCATTAGAGTTTCTTATTTCGAGCACAGCGTTAGGCGCCGACGTACCAATCCCCACGTTTCCAGTAAACGAAGGGCTCGCTAGCTTCGCTAATCCAAAATTTGCAGCAGTAACATCCCCGACCTCGATATATCCGTCATTATCAAGGTTCCTGATTTTTATCTTGTTGTCTCCAGTATCGACAAACCATTGAAACGCAAAGGTCGAAGACGGGGCAGCACTGCCGCTGTTGTTTGATGCAATTGCTGCTAAGGCATTATTGACGTTCTGCCTGAACGTCAGCCCGGTAGAGTTGGGGATTAAGTAATTGGCTTGGGACACTTTGAACCTGCGTTCTGTCCTTCGATTCTACTGCCCTCTGCCATACCCGTTCGCTGTATAGGTAAAGTTTCTGTCGACGTTAGCGTTGTTCGCGTCCAACACATCAATGTCAAAACCGGTGCTGCTGACGTTTGAAACGTTGAAGCGTTCGTTCGCAGCTAGGTTTTGCACCGTTATCCCGATGCTTGGCAAATATGCATTTACGCCTCCGAGCGCTGCCGTCCCAACAAAAAACGGCTTTGCAAATGTCACTGACTTAGTGCTGTTACCACTAGCAATAGCCGCAGTGGACTGGTCGAACCGTGGCGTCAGCTCGATCTTGTAACCCAGCTCGTCAACAAGTATGTTTTCGTCAATCTTGTTGCTGGTCAGCTCAGCCTTAAATTGGAAGCCACGTCCGCTGAAAGTACCGCTGTCGAGTGGCACAAAATTTCCATAAGTAGGTGATGCACCAGCAGGGTCATCGTTTGTTGAACGCACATACACTTCAGCATTCACATCGATGACTCTTGTTCCATCGATATCCGTCCATGTGTCAATCAGTGCATCCCGATCATCAATATCAGGAGCCGGGAAAAAAGCGCGTGTAACCAATCGCCGCTCTATCTCAACAGCAGACAATGCCAATCCCATATCAATCGTCTCAAAAAACGTATAAGTACCAAGCGGCAGCACATCTCCAAAAAAGTCTATGCTTGGGATGTCATCAAAATCAGTTATTGGATCAATCAATAAATTTCCGTCAAGAATCAGTGCATCATTATCAGCACTATAAAAAACACCATCCTTTGAGCCCCTGAAAGGAGGCGATTGCTGGTCTTCACGCTGACTCTTGACAAGCAACCTGCCTAAAGCATCAGGCCGATCAACAATGACGCTGGCGTCACCCTCACTAAATCTGCCACCATCATCCGTAAACTTGACAAGATATTCACCCTCTAGTAGTGCAACCACAGCCTCCGTTGAACTTCCCGGAATTGCAGGAATTAAGTCAACACTATTGCTGAATGTCGCCGCACCATTCGTCAAACTGCTGTGTCGGATATGGACTTTGCCCCCGACACGCACGTCCGCGTCAACAGTCTCGTTCCAGCGCAACCGAGCAGAATTAGTTGAGATCGGTTCAAGCGTTAAATTCTGCACATCTCCTGGTAGTGCAGTTTTGCCAATAAGGTTAAAGGTGTTTTTTGTGATCGCACTCTGACCACCAATATAGTTGTAAGCAATGATTTGCGTTTCAAGCGTTCCAACCTTCAGCCCTTTTATTTGAATCGATGGGGCACTGGTAGAAACTTCCTTAAAATTGTTGTTATTTAGGCGATACTTGACCCTATATTCAGAAACCTTTGTTCGCGCTCCAATCCAGCTAAGATCGACGCCAGTGCTAAGAATGCCGTTCTCTTCATATAAAAACTCAACAGCAGCAACGTTTGTGGGAGGAAGTGGAGGGGCTATTAGCGGGAGGATTACTCGCTGAGTTAAATTAATATCTTGCTCAACTGCGTTATAAATGCTGTTGTTATATTTAATCGCGGTTACACCAAAAACTCCGCTCTCTCCCTCGGTAATGCTAATAACACGGAATTGCTGTGATTGAACAAACTGTGTTTGTATTAACCACGGCGCATTTACAGCCGGAGGCTCACTGAAAGCAGCGCTTACATTGACTGCAGTGCCATTGACGCTGCTAATACTGCGCGTTTCGACTAAACCAGTGGATAACAGAACTGAAATTGTTGGGTTGTCCGTTCCCACGGATAAATTAGTTGCGCTATCAACTGTGACTTGTGTAGTTGTAGCACTTGAAACTCGACCATTTCTCCTCAATACACCCCGCAAAGGGTCCGCAATATCTACGACCATGCCAGGACGCAAGACAATCCCTGAATCAATACCCACAGAAAAATTACATGTCTCGCTTAGATTTTGCTCACTTAAAAGAGTCCATTTGCCCAGCCTAATGGCTTGCCCGCGTGAATAACACCCAACCGCTTTGATCTCTTTGTTGTTAATGCCATATTTAGCAATTGCATCCTCATCTCGTACATATTCGAAAGCGACATCGCCTTGCTCTTCATAGCTTTGATACGAAACCGTTGCGCATGTATGCCTGCTGCGAATTGACGAACCAGAATACTCAAACAAACCGTCTATAACGTTTGCGGGGCCGAGTGCATACTGAGGAGTGGACGGCTTGTCTTGCAATAACACCAGCGATCCAGCGCCATAGTAAGAAATGCCACGAAAAATGCTGGCCATTTCTTGAATGACATTGAAAACTTCTCTGCGTTGATTAATCAACAGGTTGCAGCTAAAGCGAGGCTCTTGCCCGCCATTGCCATCATCAACTAAAACATTGCAGTATTGAGAAACTGCAAAAAAGTCATATCGGTCTAGAGACGCCTCAGGGACTCCTGCTCCATAACGTGTATTTGTCAATAAATCCCATAAACACCACGCTGGATCATTAGTCCAAGTGGCCGCCTTAAACGTTCCATCCCATACGCCTGAATATGTGATGCGGCCTATGTGCGTCGTTAAGTCAACCGTTGCATTGCTTGGAATTGCAACTTTAATGCCATGAATTAAATACTTGCGCGTTGGAACGTTCTGAAACTGACGAGAGTCAAAGCGTAAAAAAGACAGCGCAGTGTTGGGGTACGTAAACTTATCATCAACAATTTCAGTAAAGCTTGACCAGAATGTGCGATTCTGGTTCTTAGTTGTTTGGTTGTTTTCAGTAATCCGTATTAACCTAATGTCAACAGGAAAGGCCCCTGTTAAATCAACGATATGATCGCGCAAGTATTGATCACTGCTTTTGCCTTTGATAGTTTGATCGCCGCCAACAGTTTGAAATCCACCACCATTGTATTGAACTTGGATTTGATAAGTAACTTCGTTCCCGACGATATCACCATCATCTTCGATTTTTTGGAACGAGGGGATTAAAACCGTGACGCGCACCCGATCAACATTTGTATTTGTAATTTGACGCGTTACCTCTCCTCCCGCCCCTTGAGTAAATTCAACGCCTACAGCCACCTCGGTTTGAACGCCCTCTGTGCTTGGGATATACGTTTGGTCTTGCGTGCCTGTCCTTGCGTCAAGAAAAAACCCAGTGAAATTATTCGAACCGTCTGCGTTTGTTACAGGCGTGCCATCGAGAAAAATGCCTTTGGCCCCGCCAACAATGCCCTCAATCTCTCCCTCGCTTAAAAGGTCAAGGACAGAAGCAAACTGTACCGACTGCAGGCTGTCATCTGCTTCTGTTGGCGTACGACTGCTGCCGCCACCGCCGCCTTTGCCGCCGCCACCGCCGCCGCCAGCGCCTGTAATGTACTTTGATTCAGTCATCGTTAAAGCTTGTCAACGTCAAGGCCAGCAGAAATAACCGCCGAACCAACAAAAACACGCCCATAAGCAATGGGGACGGCAACACCTTTTTTTGTGGTATTTACAATCCCACTAAAGCTGTTGGATTCCAATCGCAACGGCTCTTCTGAAAATCCTGGCGGAGATGGAGTTGGTGAAATCATTTGAGCTACTCCACCTAAAATCAAGGACGCGCCAATAGCTCCAAGACCCATACTGATTGCACCAAATTGCAACCCGAAACCGATTGCAGTTGCTCCAGGGATAAAGATGCTAGCGGCTACAAGTGCTGCGCCCGCAAGGATTTGCCCAACTCCTCCTCCCGAACCGGTCAGCACTGGCACAATTTGAAAAACCTCTTTTTCGCCCCAAGGTAAAAACAAGCCAGATACATCCTCGTCATGCACAGGTTGCTTGCCAACAGTTACTCGATAAGCAACGCCCCGCTTTTCACTACTCAACAGCCACTGTTCAAGGCTTGGAAAATTAGCTAGCAATGCCTTCAACGCTTGAGCAGGCGTATTAGCTACAAACTCAAACCGCCCTTGACCTAAAAATTCACGCAGCTGGCCGTAGACCTTAACGACTTTCATGCCTCAAGGCGCAAGCGGTGTTCTTCGCATAATACTGCCCATACATGTCTCTGCTAGACAGTCTTCCTTGGACATGGTGCAAAACCTGCTGATCGCCAATGTAGATAGCGGCATGATTTGGGACAGGCGAGGACAGCTGCATCAACAACGCATCTCCGTACTGCAGCTCAGAGACAGGGATTCGATGAAAGCCCTCTTTTTGAAAATTATCTAAATACAGGTTTTGACCATTTTCCCACCACTGATCACGCCTTGGGTAGTTCCTTAGCTGGATGCCCAGCTCACGCTTGTACCAATCCCGGCACAGGCTGTAGCAGTCAACCGTTCCATGAGCAAACTTGCGTCCTACATAAGGCAGCTCAAACCCGCTGGGCTCGCAATATCCCCAGTTGCCTGTATTGGGATTGACGATATACCAGGGCAATTTGCTCTCTTCACATGCCACCTTGTCAGCCTGTGATGGAGCATGGTTAGTCCATGGATGACTGTGGATGACAGCAACAATTTCGCCTTGATCTTCCACTGCTGCATAGTCCTGCGGATCTAACGCAAAATGCTCCTCAGGTGTGACTGCAAGGTTTCTGCATGGGAAATACCTGCGCCTACCTTTGACCACCGCAACAAGCCCACAGCATTCTTTCGGGCTTTCTTCAGTAGCGTGCTCTAAAATTTTTTGCTTCAACGACGGGGGCAAGGTCATCAA